ACCTGTTTGGATGCGAGGTCAACGGTTAACCGTGAAGGACACCAAGGCGAGCTACGCGCGCCATCGCGGCGTCTCTAAGGCGGCTGTCACGAAATACGCCCGGCAAGGCCGTTTGGTCTGGACCGACGACAACTACATTGACCGCGAGGCGACCGACACGGCGATTGACGGACGCAGCTCAGACGCTGGCGCCGCGAGCGCCGCGGGGGCGGAGCCGGCCAAAACGGCGGCCAACTCCGCTGCGGCCACGGCCCCGGAGGCCGCGCCGGCCAACAGCCTCCGCTAGCTGTTCGACAACCTCGACCTGCTTTCAAAATACGAGGCGGAACAGGTCAAGGAAAACTACCTCGCCCTACAGCGGCGGCTCGAATACGAGCGTCAGGCCGGCGAGGTTGTGCCCGTCGACCAGGTCGCGCAGGAGCACGCGGATCGCTGCGCGCGCATTCGCTCCAAGCTGATGGCGTTGCCGACCGACGCGGCGCCACAGATCGCCCAAGCCACGGGCGGAGACGCGAACGAGATCCGAGACCTGCTGACGGAGAAGGTCACGAAGGCCCTGGAAGAGCTGACGCAGCATGGCGCTGGAGGCGATGGCGCATGAGGGGCGCAGCGGCCTCGCCAATCTGCGTCGGCAGTTGGACGAAACGGAAGCGCAGGCGCTTCGGCCGCCGCCGAAGCTAAGTCTCGCCAGCTGGGCAGAGCGGTACTTCCGTCTTTCACCCGAAAGCAGCGCAGAGACGGGCGACTTCCGGCCTTGGGGATTCCAGCGCGGGATGCTTGACGCCGTCACGGCGCCGGAAAACGAGCGCGTGACGGTCATCAAGTCGGCACGCGTCGGCTATACGAAGCTGATCGACGCCGCGGTCGGTTTTTTCAGCCATCAGGACCCGTCGCCGGTTCTCGTGGTCAACCCGCGCGTCGAGGACGCGGAGGACTACAGCAAAACCGAGATCGCGCCGATGTTGCGCGACAGTCCGGCGCTGGCGTCGGTCGTCGGGCAGGTGAAGGGCAAGGACCCAAACTTCACCATCCGGCGCAAGGTCTTTCGCAACGGCGCGTCGCTGTCGCTTCTGGGCGCGAACAGCCCGAACGAGTTTCGCCGCGTTACGGCACGCGTTGTGGCGTTCGACGAGGTCGACGCCTACCCGCTGTCGACCAGCGAAGGCGACCCGATCGACCTCGGCACGCAGCGGACGACGAGCTTTTGGAACCGTCGGATCATCATGGGCAGCACGCCGACGGTGCGCGGTGAGAGCCGGATCGAGACCGCCTGGCAGGAAAGCGATCAGCGATATTACCACGTTCCGTGCCCGCACTGCGGCGAGGAACAGGTCCTCGAGTTTGGCGCGGACAAGCCGTACGGCCTGCGCTGGCCGAAGGATGACGACGGCACGCCGCGGCCGGACGAGGCTTATTACCTGTGCGTGAACGGTTGTACGATTGCCGAGACGCACAAGCGGTGGATGATCGAGAATGGCCACTGGATCGCGCACAGACCAGAAAACCGCGGGCACGCCGGTTTTCACATCAGCGCCCTGTACTCGCTTTTCTGGAATGCCCGCTGGGGCGTAATCGCGCGCGAGGTCTTGGAGCGCAAGGACGATCCCGCGCGCTTGCAGACCTTCGTGAACACGACGCTCGGCGAGACGTGGGAGCCGCCCGCCGACCAAGACGTCGACGAGGCGAACCTGATGGCGCGGCGCGAGGTCTACCCCGCGGAGGTGCCGGACGGCGTTGCCCTGCTGACGATGGCCGTCGACACCCAGGACGACCGGCTTGAGGCCGAGGTGATCGGCTGGGGTTACGACGAGGAATCGTGGTCGATCGAGCACTTCGTGTTTCTGGGCGACCCGGAGGAACAGCACGTCTGGGACCGGGTCGACGACGTGCGCTTGCGCCGCTGGACGTGCGCGGACGGCCGGCGGCTCGCCGTTGACGCGGTCTGTGTCGACACCGGCGGCCACCACACCGAGGCGGCCTATCGTTGGTGTGTCGACCGTAGCCGGGCGAACGTCTGGGCGATCAAGGGGCAGGACAAGCGGCACGGCCAACGCGGGCAGGTATTTCCGTCGAAGCCCACGCGGAAGACCAAGGGCAAGGTCCCGCTCTACATGATCGACGTGAACGCGGCCAAGGACGCGACCTACCCGCGCCTGGCAAAGGCCGAGCCGGGGCCGGGGACCTGCCACTTCCCGGCGCACTACGAGGCCGACTACTTCGACCAGTTGACGGCCGAGAAGCCGGTCACGGAGCGGGTGAACGGGCAGTATGTCCGGCGCTGGAAACTCAAGGGCGGGCGCCGCAACGAGGCGTTCGACCTGCGGGTCTACAACTACGCCGCGCTGTGCGGGCTGCAGAACGCCGGTTTGAAGTTAAACCAGCACGCCGCCCGCGTCGGCGCGACCCGGCCGCAGGACCGCGGGCCTGTCGCGATTGCCGACAGTCCGGGCACGCGGACGCAGATGGCGCAGCCGGACGCCATCCAAGCGACCGCGACCGCGGCCTCGCCAACGTCGACGTCCCGGCGACGCCCCAAACGCCGCCGTCGCGGCAAGATGCAAATGGTGTAACGCATGACTTCGCCGCACATCGAGCCATCGCGCTTCGAGCTGGAGCGCCGGCTGGCGAAACTCGACGAGCAGATCGCGTCGGTCGAGCGGCGGCGGTCGTTCGGCGACTCGTCGGTCGATTACGCCAGCTACCGCGAACTCAAGGCCAAGCGCGAATACGTCCAGGAACAGTTGCGGCAGCTTGAAGGCAAGCCGCGGCGGCGCATCATTAAGATGAACGCGCGGAAAGGACTGTAACGTGACGGTTGCTCGCACAGCAGTCCGGGTAAAGGGCACCCGGCAGTACGTTCAGCATTACGGTCCAGGCGCGCACATGGGTAAAGCATACGACGCCGCGCAGCACGGCCGGCGCAATCGGACCTGGCTGGCACCGGAAATCGGGCCGAACCAGGCGATCGCGTTCAACCTGACGACGCTGCGCAACCGGAGCCGCGACCAGGTCCGGCAGAACGCCTATGCTTCGCGCGCGTCGGATGCCTTCGTGTCGAACTTGATCGGCACCGGCATCAAGCCGCTGCCGAAGGTGCAAAGCCCGGCCTTCCGCGACCGGCTGCAGCGGACGTGGAACACTTGGGTGACGGAGGCGGACGCCGCCGGCGAACTCGATTTCTACGGCCTGCAGGCGCAGATCATCCGGTCATGGTTCGAAGGCGGCGAGTGCTTCGTTCGTCGCCGGATACGCCTGCCGCAAGACGGCCTGACGACGCCGGTGCAACTGCAGGTGCTGGAAAGCGAGCACCTGCCGGTCGAGAAAAACGAGATTGAGCCGTCAACCGGCAATGTCATTCGGCACGGGATTGAGTTCGACGCGATCGGCCGCCGGGTCGCCTACCACATGTACCAAACGCACCCTGGCGACCGCGACGGCTTGGAGATGTTGAGCCGGCGCGGGGTCGCAACGCCGGATCTGACCACGCGCATCCCGGCGTCGGAGATCCTGAATGTGTTCCTGCCGACGCGGCCGGGCCAAAAGCGCGGCGAGCCTGCGCTGACCCAGGCGTTGCTTACGCTGCGCGACCTGGACCAATGGAACGATGCCGAACTTCTGCGGCAGAAGATGGGCGCGATGTTTCTGGGCGTCATCAAACGCGTCCAGGACGAGGGTCCGGTCGTGGGCGAGCAGGACACCGAGGCGACGGCCGATGAGGAATCGCCGGCCGCGGAGGTCCAGACGCTTGAGCCCGGCACGTTCACCGAGCTGGACGAGGGCGAGGACGTCTCGTGGTCGGACCCGCCGGAAGTCGGCGACAACTACGAGACGTTTTTGCGCAACCGGCTCCGCGCCGTCGCGCAGTCGGTCGGCGTCCTATACGAACAGCTCACTGGCGACTACTCGCAAATCAACGATCGGACCTACCGCGCGGCGCGGAACGAGGTGCTGCGTCAGGTCGAAATGTTGCAGCAGAACGTCGTCATCCCGCAGCTCTGCCGGCCGGTCTGGCGCTGGTTCTACACCATCGCGCGCGAAACGACGCTCTCCAAGCCGATGAACGTCGCAGAGCAAGACGCGCAACGCGTCGTCTGGGTACCGCAAGGGCACCGGCATATCCATCCGCTCCAAGACGCGCAGGCCGAGCGGTCGCTTATTCGGGCCGGGCTCAAGTCGCGCAGTGCGGCGGCACTCGAACGCGGCGAGAACGCCGAAGAGGTCGATTTGGAGGTCAGTCGCGACAATGCCCGCGCCGACAGCCTCGGCCTCGTCTTCGATACGGACCCGCGGCACGTCACGCAGCAGGGGGCGGCGCACGGCGCTGACCCCGGTTTTGAAGACGGCGATGGCAGCGGGACACCCAACGGCAACGGCAGCGAATAGGAGGTCCAGCGATGGCCGAGCACGACATCGACGTCGACCGCGTGATCGAGGAAATGAACGCGGTTCCGCAGACGCGCGAGCGCCGCATGATCCGCGCGCTGGCGCACGAAGTGAAGGCGCTCAAGGACGCCGGCGGCGACAGCAAGAAGAGTGCGCGCCAGAAGAAGGCCGCTGCCAGCGGCGGTGCTGAGGGCGGCAACGGTTAGGATCGCAAGCGGACGCCGGGGCCGCCGTCGCCAGTGTAAGGCCCTTCGTCAATAAGCTGAATACCAGCCGCTTCGAGCGCCCCTTGGATGCGCTTCAACGTGCGGACCTGAAGGTTGGGTACATCGTCAACGCCTTCGGCCCGGTGAATGGTGGCGATACCTACACCGGATGCCGATGCAAGATCCTTTGCGGACCAACGGAGAAAGGCGCGCGCGGCGGCGATCTGGCGACCCGTCAGCATACGCGGATCTTGGCTGATCGCGGGCTGAGTCGCCAAGTCTACGTTCGTGGCTACCATATCTGATTTCTCCTCTATCAAAACCCTTGTCAGGGTACCTCATCTTTGATAGCGTGACAATCACCGGGGCAAGCCCGGCTATCGAAGATGATCGAAGAGGAGCAAAACGATGACCGAGGCGGTCACGATCAAGGCACCAAACTTCAAGGTCGGAGAGTTCCGCGTTCGCGGTGTGACGCCGCTGGTGATGAACAAGTTTTCGGAAAAAGCGCGCGCCGAAATGCGCGAAAAGCAGGAAGCTGGCAGCACCGCGAACAAGTCGAAGAAGAAGGAGGCCAAGGACTTCCACGAGGCCTATCGCGAGGCCATCCACTTCGACCAAGAGGGCAACATGGGCCTGCCGGCGCCCGGCATTCGCGCGGCACTGGTCAGCGCGTGCCGGATGTGCG